GAATGGGTCATAAGACGCAAACACCGAGTTGTTCGAGAAATTGATGTCTCCGCAACCAGCACCGACCAGTCGGAAGCAAGCCTTCATCTGCTCGAATGTGTTGTTGGCGACGACAAAGTTCTGCATACCGCCGTAGAAGAAGCCACCGTTGGTGCTGCTCAAGCTGGGCCAGCAGTCCAGAATCTCACCAGAGAAAATGCACTGGCTGTTTGCGCCGTCTTCGAGCGCATACAGCACATGACCAAGATTAATCTGTCCTTGGAAGCGCAGATTCTTCAGCGAAAACTTGCCGTTGTCCGACTGGTTGATGAAGATGGACTTCACCGGCTGTCCAGTGATCGGATTGTTGAACGGTGCTGGCGTGAAAGGCTCGTTCACCCAGATATAGGTCGAGGTGCGGTTTTCTCCGACCAGTGTCAGGTTGGCTGCCTGAGTGCTTCCAGGCTGGCCATTGGTGACGTAGATCGGGGACGACACGTTATATCGACCCATCGGGAAAAACACGCTGCCAACACCGCTGTCCATTGCAGTTTGGATGTAGATGGTCACATCGGTGGTGTTGTTGAAGTCGCGCACCGTGGCATGCAGGTTTTCAGGGATGAAATCCATGATGCTGACGTAGTCCTGCAGGCGATCCTCGACAGTGCGATCCAGCGCTCCAGGGCTGCCTTGGTTGTACTCCACGCGATCAGAGCCAAGCGTGCCGCTGATGTCGTTGAACGAGATCAGGTTACCCAAGCGCTCAGTCGCAGTCGGAGCGCTGTAGACCGTGCTGCCGTTCCTGTTCATCACGCGGATGCTGTAGTCGCTGTTGACGTACAGGCGTGCAGGCGTGCCGCTGTTGACTGGATAGCCGCCACGAGTGCGGATGGGCTGCGCAGCCAGAATCGTCAGCGCTGCGTCCCAGTAAACCTGGATCGGATTGCCCTGCGGGTCTAGGTTGGCCTGGCCGATCCAGATGTAGCCGTCCTCAAGGGGCTGGCCATCGATGTCCGTGAAGATCGGATAGGTGGGCTGAATGGAAAGGGCGCTCATTTTTGGTTCTCCTGATCAAATTGTCCTGCACCTTGCATGGATTGCACAAGCCAGCGCTCTCGCCAGCTCATCTCGCGCGGCATCTTGGCAGCATCGGCAAAGCGCCTGAAGGCTGCAGACATGGCCACAGCTTTCACCGTGGCCGCGTTGGGGGTAGTTCTTGTTGCGCCTTCCACCGCCAGGCGCTGGAATGCAGGCGATGCGATCAGCTCGTCGGCTGCCTTGATCACTTCGGGCTTGGCACCCTTGGTCAAGGCGGCCGTCAGGCCGGATGCAATGCCAGCGCCAGGCAGACCCATCGCACTGGTGGCCGCCTCAGCCGGAATACCGACTGCAGCGCGCTTGGCCACGTTGAAGATATTGCCCACCAGGGTATCTGCGCCCTGCAGTTCCTGCTGGACGGCCTGGATGCGGCCGGTGGTGATGCGCTCGCGGGTGGCTTTGCGCACGTTGTCGGCCACTCGATAGAGGTCCGACAGTGACTTCCTGGCCGGCTGCGGCAGGTTGTTCATCAGTGCCGCATAGGCCTGCTTGTTCTGCAGCAAACCTTCGTACCAGTTGGCGTAGGTGTTGAAGTTCAGCGCGCCGTTCTGCGTGGCCTTGCCGAAGGCCGTGTTCAAGGCCGAGGCAGCCACCATCTGGCGCATGTCCTGCGGAATGGCCTTCAGGATGTTGACCAGCTTGTCAGCATCGCCTTTGGTCAGCGCCTGGGTGGCCGTCGACAGCTTGCCAACCAGACTCTGGTCGAGCTGCTTGCCGAACAGCGACACCATGTCGTCCTCGAAGCCCTTGCGCATGGCCACCAGGCTCTTGGCCAGCCGGTATTGCTCGCCGCGGCCGACCGTCTCAGCCAGGCTGAACTGGTCGTCGTCGATCAATGCGTACAGGCGCTTGGCCAAGCCAGTGTCAGCGTCAGCGAATGGGCCTTGCTGGCGCGCAGCCGCGCCAATGTCGCGCCGCACGTCATCGATCAGCGCATAGGTCGGATAACGCATGCCGACCACATTGCCAGCCTCGTCCTTGATCTCGCGCGGGGTCAGCTTGCGCCGCACCGACTTCTCCAGGCTGGAGAGGTTCTGGGGGCCGTCCAAGTCCAGCGCACGCTGCTCGACGAACGTCAGCACGCTGTCAGCAGGGCCGCGGGTCTGGGCCGGCACGTTGGTGCGCAGGTCGTCGTAGGCCTTGTTGGCCTGGCGCTCCAGATTGGTGACCGTCTGATCGAGCTGAGTGCGCACCGCCTGGTTCATGCGACTGAGGTCGGTCATGCCACCAATGCGGGTGATCAGATCGTCTGCCTGCTTGCCGACCTGCTCCAAGCCAGCGATCTCAGCCATCCTGGCCTGGCTGCCAGGCACCGACTTGACGGCCTGCGCCAGCTCACGGTAGGCCTGGTTCGATGTCAGGTGGTCCGGCTGCAGGTACTGCTCGATCTTGAGCCTGCGCGCAGCCTCCAGCACCTTGGGATCAGGTGCGGCCTGCTCGGCCAGCACTGTGGTGGCTCGGCCTGCGCCAAAGCCGCCACCGGCCGCCTGGCGGGTGGTCGCTGCCAGCTCCTCGGCCGTCATCATGACCGGAGCCGCAGCAGGGGCTGCAGCGGCCGCAGGGGCTGCTGGAGCCATTGCTGTGCCCATCGGAGCACCAGGAGCTGCTGCTGCCGGTGTCACGGGTGCTGCTGCAGCCCCAGCAGGGGCCACAGGAGCCGCGCCAGGTGCTGCTGCAGGAGTAGGTGGCACCTCGCCGCCTCGGACAGCTCTGACGGCCTGTGGAATGCGTGTGACGGCCTGGCCAGCGCCGCCGAGTGCGCCAGCCAGCGCCACTTCGCCAGTGTCGAAGCGGCCGCCAGTGGCAGCCTGGGTGGCCTCGATGCCGGCCTGGGTCGCGCCACCAGCCACAACAGCACCAGGAATGGTGGTCGCACGTCCAGCAGGGGTGAAGGCTGCCAGCGCGCCAGCAGCGCGCGGGATGTCGCTGACCTGGAAGCCAGGCTTGATGGCGTAGAACTGGCCATCGATAGACGACTGCAGCACAAAGTTGCCCTTCTCGTCCTGCGCCACTTTGACGCCAGGGAAGTTGGCCTGGATGACTTGCACAGTCTCCTGCGGGTTGGTCATCATCGTGCCCAGGGCCGACTTGAAGCTGGCCATGCTGAAGGTGTTCAGCTCCGGCATGCCTGCCCAGTCCGGCAGCGCCTCGGTCGTCGGAGTAGCGCGCTCGGTGCCGGTGACAGCCTCGCGGATGCCACCAAGCACGCCCATCGGTTCGGTCTTCTGGAGCTGGAAGCCAGCAGGCACCCTGGCCATGCCATTGGCGACATCGCGCTCCAGCTCCATCATCTCGTCGCGGGTCATGCGGCCGGTGCTGTAGGCCTGCAGGACTGGAGTTGGCAGCTCAGGGATGGTGGCTCGCGCGCCTTGAGGCTGGGCCTGGCCGCGCAGCGCAGCCCCTCGGGGCAGCATGATGGTGCCAGCCTTGACATCAGCCTCGAACTCGGCCGACTCCTCTGGCGTCATCTGTCCGGTGCTGTAGGCCTGGTAGACCCTGGAGATCGCATCCTGCGGAACAGAAGCCATGCTGCTGGCACCAAGAGCACGTTGAAACGTGCTGACCGTGCCGCCCTCCGCAATGGTTGCCTGCTGTGCAGGCACGGTCTGCGCAGTCAGCTCGCGCACGCCTTGAGAGACGCGCTGCATGTAGGACTTGGTGCGTGGTCCCCAGTTCTTGGGATCGGTGCCGCCGTGGTACTCGGCAGCCGCCAGCACGATGTTGCCCTGGTTGCGGTCCAGCGACTCCTTGAGCAGCCGGCCAGCAGCCTCTGCCGCATTCTCGGGGCTGAGGTAGGCATCGATGCCGTACTTGTCGAGCACCGCCTTGCGAGTGGCCGGGATAATTTGGAATGGCGTGCGAGCGCCAGCCTCTGACACCTGATCAGCGTTGGAGCGCTCACCGCGTGTGAGCACCGAGACCAGCAGGCCGCTGGGCAGCCCGAGCTTCTGCTCGGTGCTGGACGCCAAGTCAGACCAGAACGGGTCTTTGTAGCTGGTGGGGATGTCTCTTGTGGCCATGTCTTATCTCTTGAACGTGCTGCGATCTTCGCTGGCGCGCATGATGATGGCCTGTATCTGCTCTCTTGTCAGGCCGAGCGCAAGCAACTCACCAGACAGCTCGCGTACACCGGTCTCCAGAGCTTCTTTTAAGCCTGAACTGGATTGAACGATGCGATCATTCAGTAGCCTCTTGACCACCGTCTCAAGCTGTTGCGTCTTGGCAGTCACATCAGCCGGTGCTGCTGTTGTTGCAGGTGCAGCAGCCGGAGCAGGCTGTGCAAAGGCTCCTGGACCTGGCATCGGTACGGGAGACGCACCAGACGGTACTGCAGCGCCTGCTGCAGGCATGGGTGATGCAGGAGTCGCAGGGGTTGGTGCAGCAGGCACAGACATCGTCGGAGCTGGTGCTGCTGGCTCAGGCGCTGCCGGAGTAGCAGCACCAGGCACAGCACCTGTCTGTGGGTTGGCCCAGCGCATGTAGTTTCTGCCAGCCACTGCACGCCCTGCCTGAGCTGCCGCCAAGTCTTCAGCACGTTGCTCCATGAACTGGCGCGCAAAGTCCACATAGGTGGTGCCACGAGGAACCTGGACGCCACCGATCTCGATGTCGCGGGTGGCACGGCCGAGCGAGCCGACCGAGTTGACCCATTCCGACTTGGCGCTCTCGGCCACCGCCTCATACTGCGACATCTTGGCCATGCCACGCAAGAACGATGCGACCGTCTTGGCGTCTGCGTTCTCAGCCGGGAAGCCCTTGAGCGCCAGCTCGATGTCGCGGTCAGTGGCCGGACCAGGAGGCAGCGACTTGATGGCCTGCGTGTTGCGCAGCCTGACGTATTCCTGACGGGTTTGCGTCCAGGCGTCCTGGTTGCCGGTTGCGTTCCTGAACCACGAATTGATGCCGCTGAGTGCTCCGTAGCCGCCACCTTCTTGCTCCAGTCTAGATGCCAAGTCCAGCATGCGGCCTGCAGACTGTTCCGCGCCGACTGCAGCCACCGCCGAGTCGTTGACGATCTTGGTGGCACCAGCATCAAGCTGGCCGCCCTTCTGGTTCAGCTCGAACAGCTTCAGCTCCACATCAGACTGCAGGCGGTCGCGGTCCAGCTTCAGACGATTCTGATCCAGCACCAGCCGGCCAGCACGGTCTGCGATCTGGCTGTCCAGATTGCGAATGTTGGCCGCGGTCTGCGTGTTCTCCAGCGCCAGGCGGGTCGGAGTGTTGGCCGTGACCAGCTCCTCGCGGGTGGTGGTGGCCTCGCCAGCACGCACCTCAGCCGGTGCCTTCAGCGCCTGGATGGACGAGGTCAGCACCTTGTCGCCGCCAGGCACGCCAGCCAGCATGATGCCGATGGTCTTCTGTGCGCTCTGGGGGCTGACCTCGGCCATTTGCGCCCAGGTCTCATAGGCCTTGGCCTGCTGCTCGCGGCCGGCATTGCGTTCAGCAGTGGCGCGCTCGCGCAGGAGTTGAATGCCGATCTGTGGCTGGTTCGAGCTGAAGGCCGACATGACCTGGCCACCGAAGCGCAGCTCGCTGTCCTGGCGATCCTTGGACAGCGTCTCCCAGTTGGCGCGCATGCTATCAGCCTCTGCTTTGGGCAGCAGCATGGCCACGTTGGTGAAATCACGCGCAGTCGGGTTTGGGTTCTGAATCAGAGCCTGGACCTGCGTCTGCAGTGCTTGTCTGCGCTGCAGGTCGGCCTCCTGGGCCTGGCGCTGTGCAGAGATGTCAGCGATGGTGGCTCCGATCTTGAAGCCAGACAGCGCCGCCTCGAATGGGCTTTGGACGTTGAGTTGGTAGTTGATTGGCTGGACCATGTCAGGCTCCCTTATACCTTGCTGTAGTCGACGGTGAGGTATCCACCGGACTCACCAACAGCTTCAGGATAGACGCCCATCACCTCCTGCGCCATCAGGCCGACCTGCCGGCCGCCACCCCAGACATACTCGAACTCGTAGACGCCAAGGCCGTCTGACCTGGTGCCTACGCGCGTGATGTCTTTCTTCAGTCGGATGTCGCTGAAGATGTTGCTGAAACCTGGCGTGCCGACCTTGGCACCGTACTGCATACCAAGGAACTGCGCTGGCATGTTGAGCACGCCTGCGATGGCCTGACCTTGTGCCAGCTCTTTGCCTGCTTGTGCAGCGCCGATGTCTCCGTACAGACCGGCCACTCGCGCACCAGTCTGCAGGCCGGCTGTACCGACACCTGCAGCAGATTGCTGGCCGAGAGATGTCAAGCCACCAAGACGGCCGTACTGAGTCTCGATCTCTTGCTGCAGCATCTGCGGCCTAAACTGGGCCAGAGCTGCCTGGATGTTGCCGCCACGCAAGCCGCCAGTGGCTGATGCACGCTGCAACAGTGCTTCTTCACCCTGACGCACGCGCGCCTGGAACAGTGGAGAGCCTTCCAGGCCAGCAATAGCTTGTTCTTGAGCTTGTGGACCTTGCAGGCCGATGAGAGCCTGCTGCTGTTGCAAAGCAGGTGTTCCTGCTGCCACATAAGGCTGCAGCAGCTCTCGCACCAGGTTGAATTGTCGACGCTGCTCTTCAATGCCAGCCTGGCTGGCTGCAGTTTGTGCTCCAGCAGCATCGCTGGCCGCATTGCTCTGCATGATGCCGCCGACGACTTGTGTGCCGCCGACGACCAATGCGGTAATTGGATCAGGCATGGCCGAACTCCTTCATGTAGTCTTCGAGTGTTTCACCATAGAGCGCCATGACCAGGTGAGCGTTGTCTGTGGCGTACTTGGTGCCGTGGCACAGCGCCACCACCATCATCACCACATCGTAGTAGCCAGCTCGCCAGACGTAGGAGCGTGCGTCAGCATTGCCTGCGCGCTCGGCCTGGTCTGAGCCTTGCCACTTCAGGATCATGGTCGCCACGACAGGCGACAGGTTGTGGGAATTGGCCATCCAGAATGTGTTCTGGTTCATGCCGACAAGCGTGTTCCAGATGGCTGCGTTGAGGTCTTCTCGCTCGACAGGATCGCTATCAGCCACGTCATCAAAGACCTGGATGGCACCCCAGAGCATTAGCAGCCACTCAGTGGCCGGCGCAGGAAGCGCCAGAACCCTTTGCAGGTTCTCTTTGAGCCACTCAGAACTTCCCATGCGCGCAACCCTCCATTGGTCGGATGAGCTGCTGGTGGCCCGATAGACTCAGCACCCTCATTTTCCCACAATCTGCCATTTGGTCAATCTTCCTCGAACTCGCGCTCTTCCCAGGCCTGGCAGGAGCGCAGATCGTGGCAGATGAAGTCGAACTTGTTGCAGTAGCCGCGGAAGCCAGCACCCACGTCCCACTGGTTCCAGGGAATCTTGTCCATCTTCACCTGGGTCATGACAGAGTTGTCGTAATACTCGCAGTTGGAGCAGCGCCTGCGCCTGGCCTCAGCTTCGTCGACCTGCATGGCCTTGGCCAGTGCCATCCAGTAGGGCTTGTTGGCTCCTCGCTCGTTGCTGGGCTTTTCAGGGCCGAGCATCCAGTCGTCAATCACCACTTGGGTGTTCTTCTTGTTCTCGGCAGCCGTGATGAATGGCTCTTCGTAGGGGATGCCGCCGAAGCCGGCCAGCATCATCTTGGGCATTTTTGCGTCTTCCATGTTCAACTCCTTCAGGTAATCTCGCGGCCGCTGGCTCGAATGGTCAGCGATGTGGCTGCGCTGGCAATGGTGGAGATGAATCCATCAGACTCCAGCACCTGGCCGACCAGCTCTGGGAAAGTGTAGGTCTCATCCGGTGCAATGGAACGTGTGTCCACCACCAAGTTGCTGACGCCAGCAGTGCCTCCACTGGTCACCAAATTGACGCTGATGGTCACATTGCCTGCACTAGTGTTGGTAGCAGTGAATTTGTCGATGATGGTCCTACAGTTCACGGCCGTGTACTGCGTGGTCTGGAGGTTTTCGGCCTGCTTGGCAGGGATCAGGGTTTTGACAAGGACACTCATGGTTTCTCCTTAGATTGCTTCGGCACCACTGGCCGTGATGGTCAGGCCGACAGCAGCCGCCTGGATTTGGATGGTTTCGCCTGCGTTCATGACCTGCACGCCGTTGTACTGCAGCGCGTTGTTGGCTGGTACCTGCACGTCATACAGGAATGCGTTTGCAGTTCCTGCGACACCAGCAGCAGGCACCAAGAACACGCGCACGTTGATAGACGCGCCAGTGGTGTTGGCAATGCTGAACTCTTTGAGCAGCGTGCGTGTGGCAGCCGGGACCGTGTATAGCGTGGTGACGCCAATAGTGATGGCCGCCTGGCCGAGCTTGGTTGGGGTGATGTTCTGGAATGCCATGTCACATGCTCATCCATTCGAGCACCTGCACAGCAGATGCGGGTTTGTTTTCCCAGCGGGACTGCGTGGCATCGTAGAGCAGCACATCGAAGTCGTTGGGTGTTCCGGTGCCGTTGATGTAGACATCCTGCAGCCTGCTCAGTGCTTCGGCCACCGTCATGCGGATGAAGATCGAGCCGGAGCCACCAGTGCCAGCGTTGACGACCACAGCCACAGGGACATCGATGTTCGGAGCCTGTGGTGCCACGTTGGTCCAAGTGCCAGGCGATGTCGCGCCAAAGTACAACAGATCGCCGTCTGTCCAAACCTCACCATAAGGTGCGCCTGTCGTGTTGAACCCTTTCAGCAGACCAAAGGCAATGACATACCCGAAGTCATTGTCTGGGATCGTCTGCGCTGCCACGCCCATCATGTAGTCGGACAGCACCGAGCCGTCAGCGATGGCCGGCGCAAAAGTCAGTTTCCCGGATGATCCGATGGTTCCTGTAAACATCACAGGCGTGCCGATGGCAATGGGTGCGCCACTGGTGTTCTTGGCGTAATACTGCAGCTCTTGTCCGACCTGCAGCACAGCGCCACCGTACTGGTCGACATCTATCGTTCCATCGTCGCGGTTCCAGTAGGTCCGGCCTGGCTTATCGACAGGCGCAGGCGCGCGCTCGTTGAGGTCAACGTAGTCCGTCGCCACCGAGTTGTTGTTCTGAATGACAGGTGCCGTGGCCAGCAGCGCCAAAGAGTTGGCGATGCTGTTGAGTGCGTCCAGCGCTTGCACGGCCTTCTGGTCAGCGTTGCCGCTGTTGATGGCCGAGTCTTGCGCCAACCTAACGATCTGCGCCAGTGCCTCAGTGGCCGCGGCATCTGCGTTGCCTGCCTGGATGCTGATGCCGGTGGTGTCGGTGGCAGGCGCAATCTCATCAGCGATCTGGAATAGACGCTCGAACTGCTTGATCTGTTCATGGTTCTTGAGGAACGTGGCGAGCTGATCGCGCGTGAGGTTGAGCTTTTGCGTGGCCATCAGTACAGCAACCCTTCAATCTGCGCTTCCAGGCGCGCGAAGGCCAGATGCGCATCACTGTCGCCGCGGAAGCGCTGGATGCGCCAGTTGCGCATGCTGCCCTGCTGAAACCACGCCAGGCGCTTCTTGGTGTTGCCGATGGCGCCGGCACGCAGGGGGCGGTCTTGGCTCCATGACAGGCCGTCCAAGCTGTAGCTGGTGGTGATGATCGGGTCGACGCCCAGCGCCACGCGGCCGGTCAAGCTGACCAGCTCCAGCTCGTGGAACAGTGCGCCATTGCCCTCGTTGTAGGCGATCAGCGTGCCGAACTCCCAGCGCACCTTCTGACCCCAGTGTGTGCCAATGGTGTCCACCAGGTAGCCGATGTTGCTCGACTGCGGATCGCCCACCAGCCACTTGTCGTAGGCCCACACCAGATTGCGCGCACGGTACTGGCTGAAGCCGACGACCGTGGTCGTCAGGGTGAACCAGACAAACTCTCCCAGCGCCTCGCTGGCTGCCGCATCGTAGACCAGCGTTCGATCTGGCAGATGAACATAGAGGTGCTGGTGCGCCTTGTCGTTGCGCGCCTCCAGCTTCACCGTGGCGAGCTGCGCCTCGGTGTACTGCAGCAGAATCTCGTCGACCTCTTGCGTGCTGATTTTGGTGGCCGTGGCGTTTGCGCCCATGTAGATGCCTGGTGCCTCATTGCGGCCGCTGCCCAGGAATGCCACTGTCTCCATGAAGACACAGCACGCGAACGTGCCGATGACTCCCTTTTGTACTTGCGCGCCATCGATGCGCTGGAACGGAAAAAAGTCGCCGCCGACGTTGTCGAACACCTCGATGGTGTTGCGGTTCAGTGCATAGACCTCGTTGCGCAGCTTGAGCAGCGCCACCACTGGATCAGGGTCGACCTCGCTGGAGCCGTACTTCAGCGGGTTGACCTGTGTCGGGTTTGTCAGCTCAGTGACTACCAGGCTGGCACCATCGGTGGTCATGAAGTAGCCGTCCACCCAGACCACATCGAGCACCAGGCCAAGGTCTGGATCAGTGACCTGCGTCAGCGTCGAGGTCAGTGGGTCCCAGTAGTACAGACGCCCACCAGATGCAATGGCCAACAGGTCAAAGCTGTAGTCCATCGATACCAGCGTGCTGGCAGGGCCACCGACATCGCCGAGCACGGTCACCGCGCCAGTGTTCGAG